AGAAACTTTATTGGAGGATCTGAAAAATGTTGCAGTCGAAACAAACAAAGAGTGGGCAGAAAGACTCGGTATACCCCAATCAGCCGCCATCACTTGCGTTAAGCCTTCTGGTACGGTCAGTCAGTTGGTTGACTCTGCCAGCGGTATACATGCTCGCCATAATCCTTACTATATTAGAACGGTACGAGCGGACAATAAAGACCCATTGTGTGCATTCATGAAAGATGCTGGATTTCCTGCTGAAGCAGATGTAATGAAACCACAACATACAACTGTATTTTCATTTCCAATGCAGAGCCCAAAGAATGCAGTATTCAGACAAGATATGACCGCAAAAGAACAACTTACACTTTGGCAAAAATATCAGAAGCACTGGTGTGAACACAAACCATCTGTAACAATTTCTGTTAAAGAGCATGAGTGGATGGAAGTTGGTAACTGGGTATGGGATAACTTTGATAGTATCAGTGGTATTTCATTCTTACCTTTTAGTGAACATACATACAGACAAGCACCATATCAAGATTGCTCTAAAGAAGAATATGAAGAAGCATTGAAATTAATGCCACAAGATGTTGATTGGTCGAAACTTTCAGAGTATGAAGAAAAAGATTTCACCACTGGTGCCCAGGAATTGGCCTGTGCCGCTGATGGTGGATGCGAAGTAGTGGATATCTAATGTTACAATATGAACTTGATTTTGATAAAGGTACGTATATTATAGGTCACTTCACAATTCCTAATTGACCTGCTTGTGATAAGGCAAAGGATTTGCTGAAGAAGCACAATATACAGTTTATGTACATTCTGGCAGACAAGAGACTATTTGGTAAAATCTTGTCTGTCACCAAGAGTAAAAACGTACCGCAGATTTTTCATAATGGAAAATTTTTTGCTAATGTTACCGAGTTAGAGAAAGAGTTAGATGGCGATAACGGAACTGGATGAAATTGTACAAGGTATATCACATTATTCTAGTTTACTAGAAGATGAACTTTCAGTTCCTTCCCATCAATACAATGCTCCTAAGATAAAAGAATTAAGAGATAGAATTAGAGTATTGCAAAATGAAAAAGACGAATACTGCAAAAGAGATTGACGATAACATAGAACACATGGAAAAATTATTCGATTGCTTGAATGAAGTGAAATCTTCAATCGAAGGTGAGCATAGAAAAATAGAGAGAACCATCTTAAAGTTAAAGGCCAACCCTAAACCAGATATTGAGATGATGACGTTACCAGAAAGATTAAGATGTTATAAAGATGGGTTAAGGTATTCGTTAGACATTATCAAAAAATATATTCAACTAGAAAGTGTTTCGAAATATGGAGATATCGGAAAAGATTAATTGTACTTTTTGTGGTGTGCATTATGAGATACTTGCTCATAGTGAAGATCCTGTGCAATATTGTAGTTTCTGTGGCGAAATGATTGAATTACATGAAGAAGAGGATGACAATTGGGATTGATTATTCATTAACAAGTCCTGCTATTACAGAATGCTACGGAGAATGGAATCAAGAAAACATAACTTATTATTGTTTAGCACAAAATCCTAGACAATATGAAAGATGGTCAAACTTTCCTCGTATACAACTTACAAAATATCCTAAATATAATACGGAGATGCAAAGGTACCAAGGTTTAGCGACTTGGGTATCAGATTGTATTGTCAAGCATAATCGAAGACCACAAACTGTTTACATAGAAGATTATGCATTCGCCGCAACTGGTAGAGTTTTTCACATTGCGGAGAACATGGCAATTTTAAAACATACTTTAACAAGTTGGGGTATTAAATACGAAATGATACCACCAACAGTAATTAAGAAATATGCATCTGGTAAGGGTAACGCAAAAAAAGAAATGATGTATGAATCTTTTGTTAATGATACTCAAAGAAATCTCATCAATGAGTTTGAAATAAACCCTGATAAAAATCCTATATCTGACATTGTTGACTCTTATTGGATCTGTAAATACGGATACGAACATGGCACAAATACCTGAAGAATATGCTAATTTTGACTTTGGTTTTTCGGCAGTAGATGACGAAGAATATAAAGCAAAAACCACAGAAGTAGAAAAAAAGATTGAGCAAGTAGAAGCAAAATCTCAAAACATAGAAAATTTAGAAAAAAAGATAGATTCTGCTATTAAAGAAATTGGCTATAAAAAAGAATATCTTGAAGAAAAATATGTGAAAGACATGCAAGAAGTAGAAAAATTAGTTTTACCTGTCTTGTATAATTTAATGAAAAATCCAGAAAAAGATTACATTTATTGGCCAAATCGTGAACAAATTATTATGAAACAAATTGAAAAAATTAAGGATGTTACGCAAGATTTATCTAAATAGTTTTAGTTGATGATACTGTAGAGTAGCATTTAAGACGGCGGTTCGATTCCGCCCACCTCCACCAGGAGTCACATGGACGATACTAGCAATATTGTTATGTGGGTTCTTCTGTTGAGTGTTGTTATTGGAGGATATTATTTGCTGGATGCAATTTTATTGTGACCCGTGTTGGGGGTGTTAGGCATTCGATTGGATGTGAGGATACAGAGGAGACCATCTTGACAGATGTAAAATGTCATTAAATTAATCGCAAACAATGACGATTATTCTTCAGCACAAGTGGCTTTAGCCGCCTGATGTTGACGGGTTTATGGTTGTACCTGGGAACAGAAACAACCAAAAGGCATTATGATATCAGGAGATAGTAAGAGATGTGCAATTTCAACTGAAAGAGGTTGTACTGGTTGTAATTGGAGCGAAGACGATAAAATTGGCTTGGGTAATTGTGAAACTGTATCGAAAAATCATTTTGATTTTTCGTTTAAAACTCAATTACGTAAGGCTAGAAATCATAAAGATCCCTGGTCTCATGATGTAAAGGATGATTTAGTACAGAAGAAAATAAAATTTATTGAGGATAAAATTAATTATGCATTTTTAAAATCAGATAGAGAAGAACTTACTGCAATTATGAAAGTCTATTTGATGCATAAATCATTGTATGAAAAATCATCAGAAAATTTTAATTCCTCAGAATTTTATGATAGAGCAAAAAACATCATAAATGATAATCAACTAAACATTGAGGTATAAATGGCATATTCAGATAAGGTAGTAGACCACTATGAAAATCCCAGAAATGTGGGTAGTTTTAATTCCACTGATAATAACATTGGCACTGGTCTTGTGGGAGCGCCTGAGTGTGGCGATGTGATGAAACTACAGATACAAGTTGAAGATGATAAAATTGTTGATGCTAAATTTAAAACATTTGGTTGTGGTTCAGCAATTGCGGCTTCATCATTAGCAACTGAATGGGTAAAAGATAAAACATTAGATCAAGCATTTGGTGTCAATAATGTTGACATTGTAGACGAACTATCTTTACCTCCGGTAAAAATTCATTGTTCTGTATTAGCAGAAGATGCAATAAAAGCGGCAATAGCGGATTATAAACAAAAACAAGTGTGATTGAATTAACTGAAAAGAGTGCTAATAAATTAAGAGAAGTATTATCAGAACAAGGTGTGACAGAGGATGTTCTGTTACGTGTTGGAATTAAAGCAGGTGGTTGTTCTGGTTTTACTTACGTTCTTGATTTAGATTCAAAGCCGACCAAGTTTGACAAATTTTTTGAGTCTTTTGGTGTTGGAATACTATGTGATAAGAAAAGTTTGCTTTACATTAAAGGACTTATTCTCGATTGGAATGATGATTTGATGAACAGAGGTTTTGTTTTTAATAATCCTAAAGCAAAATCAAGTTGTGGATGCAAGACCTCTTTTATGATAGATAAAGACGATCAACAAGAACAAGAATTTAAACCAAGTTGGATGTAATGTACGAAATACAAGTAACAGATAAAGCATTGTCAATTTTTGAACAAGCAGATGAAAAATTTATTAGAGTGAGTGCAGATCCAGGTGGATGTTCGGGTTGGAAATGGACACTTGAATCTACTGATGAGATGAAATTGACAGATACTACCTTTCAAGAAGGTAAAGTTATAGTGGACAAAGAAATATTAAACAATGTAATTGGTTCTATCACAATTGATTATAGAGATGATAATCTTGTAGAGCAAGGTTTTGTTTTCATCTCTAATGCTGGTCAATGCGGTTGTGGTGAATCATTTAATCCAGTGAATAAAAATTATGATAGGGCTAGAAGACAATTTCCTTAAAGAGTACGAGTGCCAAAATTTAATTAGAATTTATGGTGATTGGTCTATTAGATCAAAAAAATATAGAGATATTTATGTTATACATCTCTATGATATAGAAATGAGTGAATCTGATCAAAAATTTTGCTATGAAATATGTGAAAAAATCAATAAAAGAATAAATCAAATTACAGATAAAAAATATTACATGGAGACTGTAACTTTATCTTTTTGGCCAGAAAATTCAAATCAAAATTTTCATGTAGATAAAAATAGAGCCCATACAGATTATACTTCAATAACTTATTTAAATGAAAATTTCAATGGAGGAAAAACTTTAGTATATGAAGATACTAATCAAATAATGACTTGTCCTCCAAAGGTTGGTAGATTATTGTGTTTTGATGGTAAAAAACATTATCATGGAGTTACACCAATAGAAAGTTGGAACAGATATACTTTAAACATTTGGTATTCTCTGAATAGTGACTTTCAAATAAATAGGAATGAATAGCAACCTTAATTGAAAGGAGAAAAAATCTAAACCTTAAACACTAACCTTATCAATGGATACTATGGCAAGAAATAGAAAGAAAAATCTCCAATTGAAAAACTATATCAATGAGTCATATGAATCCCCCCTCAAAGTATTCAAAAGTTCAAATTTAGACAAACTATCAAAGTTGCAGAATTTCAAGTTACAAGAAATAGAGCCTAAAACGAATAATCAGTCTAAAACTTTTGAAGCATTCTTTAATGATAAAAATCTCTTATTACATGGTTCTGCAGGAACTGGTAAAACATTTATATCAATGTATCTAGCATTAGATTCTATATTGCAAAAAACGCATTATTACGAGTTATCGATTGTTAGAAGTGTGGTGCCCACAAGGGAGGTAGGGTTTTTACCTGGTGATCTGGATAAAAAAATAGAGGTTTATGAGTTGCCTTACAAACAAATTGCTAATGAGTTATTTTCCAGGGGCGATGCATATGAGATTCTTAAAAAGAAAAGAAAAATTAACTTTTTATCAACATCATTTGTTAGAGGAGTTACATTTGATAACTCAATTGTTTTAGTTGATGAAGTGCAAAATTTATCTTTTCATGAATTAGATAGCATTATGACTAGGGTAGGAGAAAATTGTAAGATAATTTTCTGCGGTGATTTTAGACAATCTGATCTAAGATTAAACCATGAAAAGCAGGGTCTTCACAATTTTATGGAGATTTTACAGGGTATGTCTAATTTTGAACGTATAAACTTTCAAAGAGAAGATATAGTACGGTCCGAATTAGTCAAAGACTATATAATCTGTAAGGAAAATCTTAATTTCCTATAAACATAAATAATAGGGGTGGATAACACCACCCCTATTTAAGGAGAATAGATGTGTAATAACCCAGATTGCGAATGTGAAGACTGCACTTGTGACCCATGTAATTGCTCAAAAGAGAATCCATGTGGGTGTGCAGATCCGGTCGCACCAGTTTAAGGAAACCAATGTTAAATATTAAATCACTTTTTGAAACACTTTCTGATCAAGAGAAAGAAGAACTCAAGCAGTTACTTCTTGCAGACACAGAAGTACAAGATGAGGAAATCACGGAAGATAAAGAAGAAGAACAACCTGAATTTGCAAATGCAGAAGTTACTGAAGTAAGTAATGAAGATGTAGAAGAAATTCAGGAAGAAGAAACAGAAACAGAAAAGACTGAAGAATCTACTGAATTAAGTTTCGAAGAAAAACAAGATTATCTTGTTAAATTTGGTTACGATGAAACCAATGTTAAATATATGAATACAGACATCCTTAATCAGGCCTACCAGAGTGCAATGAATATTAAGGCCGCACAGGAAGGTACTTTAGGACAATAATTGATTCGTATATTATGGAGATGAATGGCTAAAAATATGCAACAAATAGAAACTAGAAAAAAACTAAATTTTGGTGCAAGATTTGTTATAACACTTTTTATTGTAACAACATTTTTGTTTTTAATTTGGTTACTTTTTTATGTCGAATTACCTCAGGCCTCAAGAGATCTGATCAATATTATGGTTGGTGCCTATGTGGCAGTATTAGCAAAATCAACCGACTATTGGTTTAAAGAGAAGGATGATCCTGAGCATAAAGAGACAGAAAAACATCTTGAAAATGGTGATGATGGAAACGGTCAAGGTGGCTATTGAAAAAAGTTATCTCACGACATTTGGTTATACTTTAGATAACGCATATTATAAAGTTCAAGAAGTTGTACCTATTTCGGGTAATACACATCAAGCAAATGTTTGGGTCTTCAAAGACAAAAAATCAAGAACAGAAGACCCAAGCACTCCATATCAAAAAAATAGAATGAAATTTGAAGTCGATACTTCAACATTTGAATCGGGTATATCAGACAACGAAAATAAAATAAAACAAGCATACGCAAAACTGAAAATACTTACAGATAGTTTTGTTAATGATTCTACTGATGTATAGGAGAAATTATGTTACCACTTGCAGGAATGTTATTTAACGTGGTCTCTGGCCTGGTCGTGGACAAGGCCCAGAATTTAGCAAAAGACCATGTGGGTAGAATGATAGACGATATTCTACCAGATGAAGCAAAACAGGAATTGAATGAACTCTTAAAAAATGATCCTGAACATGAGTTTGACAATATAGAAGATGCATTGTCAGGAGCCGCAGACGGTAAGTTACCAATCAAGAAAGTGACTGGTGAACTCATGCCAATAGAAAAAGAAATTACAATTAGATTTGATCCTAATACAAAAGAAGTCAGTATTGTCTCATAAATAGTTCGATAACTAAAAGGAGACAATATGGAATTCTTAAGGAGATTGTGGGAATCATGTGGTTCCTCTCGGCACCGTAGACGCCTGTGATAATGTATCACAGGCTAAACCAAAATATATTGTAAAAGTTATTAAGAATGGAAACAGTAGATTGATTGTACATTGTAAGAACATTGACAATTATGAATCAAAATGATAAAATGGATACATTAAATTTTCATGAAATGGCTTTAGATGAACTAGAGCAATTAAAAGAGTACCTCCTTGACTCAAGAAATGTTGAGGAGGCATACTCTGAACGTGGTGAATTGAATCAAAAAATATTGCTTGTAGATAAAGCAATACATGATAAAAAACAATTACTTAATGGTTAAACTATGTCAAAAAATGTAACTAGAATTAGTGTTAAAAATCGTAATAATAATAATTTCAGAACCTTACAAACTTTTAAGAATAAAGTAAACGATGAAGGTATTCTGCAAGACCTGAAGAAAAGGGAATATTATATTAAACCATCTCAGGCTAAGATTTTAAAAAGGGAGAATGCAGAACGACAAAGGGCGAAAGATTTCAATAAAGAAATCAAAAATATTATGAAGAATCAGGATGATATATTTTTTTAAACACTAAATAATAATAAATACATCATTATCTCCATCGGACGGATTTCAACATAAAAGGTATAACAATGGAAGAAATATTTAATTCTATGAATCTGATGATGGTGGGCATAATTGTATTCTCATCTTTCTGGATCTTTTTATTCAACTACCGACAAGACCATAAAGAAAAATATGAGGGTAAAATTCCACTTATACTATTCGATTTATTCATCAACCTAGGAATGTCAGTCTCAGGTTTTCTATTAATCTTAGTCGTATTTAATAACGTACCACAAGCACAAGCATACGATTCCTACAAATATCCTGTAGGATTTTTATTTGGTCTGACCTCAAATGTGAGTATTCCAATCGTACTTAAATGGTTTTCGGCACAAATAACGTCTAAATTATCCGAGGTAGGCAACAAGTAAATTATTAATTGAATAAGGGGTTTGTCGATGGCTGAAGAAACAAAAAAAGAGCCAGAAGGTGTTGGTCAAGAAATTATAGATGCAGGAGGGGAAGTTAAATTCGAACCTGTCAAAAAGATAGAAGAAGATACTTTTGATGCGGTAAAAAGTTTAAAAACTTTTCTTTTCATTGCAATTGGTCTGCTAGTTTACATGTTATTTCTAGTCATTCCTGGCATTGAAGAGAAGGTTGAATGGATCGAAAAGGATCTTACATCGGTCTTAGTTACAAGCGAAAGATACAAAGCGGCAACGAGAGTATTTGCAAAAGGTAATGAATGCTCAACTTGTCATTTAGAACCAGACTATCTCATATCTGGACTTCAAGCAACTTATCCAAGTTTTGCTGATCTCAAAGCATTCATGACAATTGGTCATCAAAAATATTATACGATGGCCACTCCTCTTCCAGACGAAGAGTTGATGAATATCTACCGAGTGCTAAAGTGATGATTAAAATCTTTTTCGCTATGGTAACAATGTTTTGGATTCTTGGAATGTCGCAAGGATATGTTCTCCAGGGATCTCAAGACATGATCGAGATTGAAGCACAATTCACCATAAGAAATCGTCTTGATATATCTGCTATGATGAAACTTGCAGGTTATACTGAACGAGGTGATTTTCTTTATGAGATGGAAAAAGCAACAGGTGATCGTGATTGGGATCGTAATGTGGAGAAAGGTCAAACCTTTGTTATACCATCCATGCAT